GTCACTGTGCCGCGTCTGCCACGAGCAGCACCACCGCCGCGCTGCACATGCGAGGCGCGCGTGACCACCACACCGGGCGGGCGGTTCATAACTAGACAGTTATATACCGGAAAGCGGTTGCGAAGTCTGCCTTGCCATTCTGAGGGTGGCGAGGGGGGGTGTCTCTAGGATGCGTGAATGGATCTCGGAGACGAGGCTGTGCAAACACTGCGGGCGGCTGTTCAGGTGTTTGCAGTCTCCAGGCCCATCGGCAGACTATTGCAGCCCGAGGTGCCGCAACGCGCACAATGAAACCACAAGAACAAAATTCACGCACAGGTGCAAGCACTGCGGGAGATATTTTGTATCACGTGAGCAGTCAAGTCTATTTTGTTCGCACACTTGTAGGGGGCTTGCTAGTCGTTCGCTAATGGGCACAACCAGGGTCTGCGTGGTCTGTGGAGTTGAATTTGAACCACGCAGGAAAGATCAGAAGTGCTGTTCAATGAAGTGTTCTCAGCGCGAGCGGGTCAAGACCATATGCACGACCATGATCGACAAGGTGTGCGAGCGCTGCGGCGCGCCGTACAAATCTCCCATCATCGCGAACAAGGCGAAGTATTGTGAGGCGTGCCGACTGCACTTTGGCGGGAACAACGGGACAAGCGCTCGAGCGCTGAAGTGGGGCGCAAGGCACGAGCCAATCGACAAGATTAAAGTGTTCGAGCGTGATGGATGGGTGTGCCAAATCTGTTACGAGCCGGTAGACCGGCGGGCGAAATGGCCGCACCCGAGAAGCGCAAGTCTTGACCACATAATCCCGTTCGCGGCCGGTGGCGATCATACCTACGACAACGTGCAATGTTCACATTGGGAGTGCAACGGCAGAAAGCACTCCAAAAACTTCACATGCCAACTGAGAGTTGATTTTTCGGCATGAAACCTGGGCCTGCGCGCAAGCCAACGAAGATCAAGCGGCTCGAGGGGAATCCTGGGCAGTATCCGCTGAACGACCGCGAGCCGGAGCCGACGATTGGGTGTGAGCCGCCATCGTGGTTGCCTGCTGGTGCGCTTGCCGAGTGGCGGCGGGTGTACCCGGAGCTCGCGGCGCTTGGCCTGATGACGGTGGTGGATCAGGCGGCGCTTGTGTGCTGGTGCGTGGCAGTAGACAACCTCGCGCGCGCGACCGCGGCGCTGGCTCCGACCGAGGACAATCCGAGGCCGGAGATCCAGATTGCGCCGAGCGGGTACGAGTGCGTGAGCGGGGTTGAGTTGATGCGGCGGCAGGCGATGAAGGACATTCGGGCGTTCTGCCAGGAGTTCGGGTTCTCGCCTGCGGCGCGCTCGAGGGTTTCGGTTGTGACGAAGCCGAGTGACGACCTCGAAGCCCTGGTCAGCGGCGATACAAACTGATGCCATTCGACGAATCGAAGGCTGACCGCGCACAGCGGTTCTTTGAGAATGTCCTTGTCCACACGAAGGGCCGATGGGCTGGGAAAAAATTCAAGCTCGCGGACTGGCAGCGGGACGAGATCATCCGGCCACTGTTCGGGACCGTGAACGAGGATGGCACGCGGCAGTACCGGCGCGCGTACATTGAATGCGCCAGAAAACAGGGGAAATCGGAACTGGCCGCCGGGATCGCATTGTACCTGCTGCTGATGGACGGCGAGCAGGGCGCCGAGATTTACGGTGCCGCGTGCGACCGCGAGCAGGCTGGGCTCGTGTATCAGGTCGCGTCTGGGATGGTGAAGCGGGTTCCTGAGCTGGCGCGGGTGTGCAAGGTGGTGGACTCGCGCAAGACGATCACAGTGGAGAGCACCGGGTCGTTCTACCGCGCGATCCCGGCAGACGCCGCGGGCGCGCATGGCTACAACTCGCACGGGATCATCTTCGACGAGCTACACGCGCAGCCAAACCGTGATCTATGGGACGTGCTGACGACCTCGACTGGCGCGCGCACTCAGCCGCTCGTGTTTGCCATCACCACCGCGGGCTTCGACCGCGAGTCGCTTTGCTGGCAGGAGCACGAGTACGCGCGCAAGGTAATTGATGGCGTAATTGATGATCCGAAGTATTTCGCGCGCATCTGGTCAACGCCAGAGGATGCGGACTGGACCGATGAGAAGGTATGGCGGGCGGCCAACCCAGCACTCGGCGACTTCCGCGACATCGGCGAAATGCGCGATATGTGTTTGAAGGCGCGCGAGATGCCGTCGGTCGAGAACGCCTTTCGTCGGTTGTACCTCTCGCAGTGGACGCAGTCGGAGACGCGGTACATCCCGATGGAAGCGTGGGCGGCGTCGGCCGGCTCGGTGGACTTCGAGGCGCTACGCGGGCGTGACTGCTACGCCGGCCTTGACTTGGCGACCGTCAACGACGTGGCCGCGCTGACACTCGTGTTCCCGCCAGAGGGCGACAGCGACGCCTACAAGTGCTTGCCGTTCTTCTGGATTCCCGAGGAGAACATGCACGAGCGTGTGCGGCGCGACCGCGTGCCGTATGACGTGTGGGCGCGGCAGGGGTTCGTGACGGCGACGCCTGGGAACGTGATCGACTACGCCTTCATCCGGGCTAAGATGAACGAGCTCGCGGACATCTTCAGTATCCGCGAGGTGGCGTTCGACCGATGGGGCGCGACGAAGATCAGCACCGATCTGCAAGAGGACGGGTTCACGATGGTGCAGTTCGGGCAGGGGTTTGCGTCGATGTCCGCGCCGACGAAGGAGCTTCTGCGGCTGGTGCTTGATCGCCGGCTGCACCACGGCAACCACCCGGTTCTGCGGTGGATGTGCGACAACCTCGTCGTGCGGATGGACCCGGCCGGCAACGTGAAGCCTGACAAGGAAAAGAGCACGGAGAAGATCGACGGCATGGTTGCGCTAGTGATGGCGCTCGACCGTGCGACGGCGCATCTGCCGGCTCAGTCCTGGGAGATCCTGACCTTCTAATGCTTCGAGAATTCGATCCTCATGACGCCTTCTTTGCGGTGGGCCTGGGAGGGGTCTGCGTCGGCGTCGCCGCCGAGTTTGGTTGGGCGTGGGCGCTGATCGTCGTCGGCTCCGTCCTGCTGGGCACGGCGTTTTTTGCCCTACTGCGAGGTAAATAATGGGCATTCTTGGTCGCGTGCTGGCCGCCGAGAAGCGCGGGTGGGGCAATCTCGACGACAGGTGGTATTCGCCGATTGGCTGGACGGAGCCGAGTAAGACGGGGATCTACGTGAGCGACGAGTCCGCGATGCGCTGCGCGACGGTGTTCGCGTGCGTGCGTGTCCTGTCGGAGTCGATTGCGTCGCTGCCGATCCACCTCTACAAGCGCAAGGATGACGGCGGCAGAACGCGCGCCGAGGATCATCCGGCGTACAAGCTGATGCACACCGAGCCGCACCCGGACATCACGGCGTGCCAGTACATCGAGACGGTGGTGATGCACCTGGCGCTCACCGGCAATCACTACTCGCTGCTCACCCCGAGGAACGACGGCTCCGTTGGGTCGCTGACGCCGCTCAACCCGCGCAACGTCAAGGTCGAGTACACGAGCGCCGGGAGCCTGCGGTACGTCTACACCGAGAACGGCAAGCCGATAGTCTACGATGCGTCGCAGATCCTCCATATCCCGGGTCTGGCGTGGGATGGCATCGTCGGCATGTCGCCTATCGCCTACGCGCGGGAGAGCATAGGGCTTGCGCTCGCGGCCGAGGAGTTTGGGGCCCGGTTTTTCGGCAGCGGCACCAACGTCGGGACGGTGTTCACTGTGCCGGCCGGGGTGCGGATGTCGCAGGAGCAGAGTGACAAGCTGCTCGAGGATCTCCGGGCGAAGCACGCGGGGCTCGGCTCGGCGCACAGCGGGATGATCCTCCCGAACGGTATGACCGCGACACGGGTCGGGGTGCCTCCGAGTGACGCGCAGTTCCTCGAGTCGCGGAAGTTCCAGAAGGCCGAGATCGCGTCGATCTTCCGCGTGCCGTTGGTGATGATTCAGGAGCACGAGGGCAGCACCACATGGGGCAGCGGCATCGAGTCGATGACGATTGGCTTCGTGGTTTATACGCTGCGTCCGTGGATGGTACGTATAGAACAGGCGCTCAACCGCAAGCTCCTGTCTGGAGAGGACCGCGACAATTACTACTTCGAGTTCTTGACCGCGGCGCTGCTACGTGGCGACCAGGCGGCGCGCGCGAACTACTACATGCAGGCGATCCAGAACCAGTGGATGACGCCGAACGAGGTGCGGCAGCTCGAGAACATGGACCCGGCCGATTGGGGCGACGAGCCCGTGCGGCCGGCGAACATCTACGGTGGAGCCAGCAACGAGGAGAAGCCGCCTGAGAACCAGTTCGAGGAGACGAAGGCAGCCTGCGACTGCGGCCACGAACACCGGTACGAGACGCGCGCCAAGGTCGATCATCCTCGGATGTCGATACAACGTAGCTACAGGCGCGTGATCGCGGATGCACTGGCGCGTGTGATCCGGCGCGAGCGGAACGACGTGATCGCCGGGGTGAAAAAGAGCCTTCGCCGGACGTCCGGTGGGTGGGAACGGCGCTCGGCCGAGGTCGAGCAGTTCATCACCGAGTTTTACGAGTCGCATCACGGTTTCGTGGTTGAGGCGATTCGGCCAGCATTCACCTCGCTTGCTGAGGCGGTTGGCTCGCAGGCCATGCGCGAGATCGGCCGCGAGTGGTCTTGGAACAACGAGCTCGAGGACTGGCTCGAGCGGTTCATCGACACGTTCGCGAACAGTCATACCGGCCGCTCGCGGGGGCAGCTTCTTGCCATCCTGTCGGAGCTCGCCGAGGACGGCGACATCGTGACGGCGCTGACTGGGCGGTTTGACGAGTGGGAGAGCGGCAGCGACGAGAACGACCGGCCGCGCAGCGACCGTGCTGCGGACTACGAGTCCGTGAGGCTCGGCGGCGGCTTCGCGCGCGCGGCCTTCTTCGCTGCCGGTATCGCCTCGCTGGTGTGGGTGTCGACGGGCTTGGAGACGTGCCCGTACTGCGAATCGTTGCATGGCCGCTCGGTTGGGCGCGAGGACGTGTTCCTCTCGGCCGGCCAGTCGTACAACCCGTCCGGCGCGTCCTCGCCGCTGGTGCCGGGGCTCGACATCGGCCACCCGCCGGCGCACCCCGGCTGTGACTGCATCCTGATCCCCGGAGGCTGACATGGAGAAGAGGGACGTTAACAACCGGCTCGAGCGCCGGTCAATGGTGGTGCGCGAACTCCGCGCCGACGTGGATGCCAGGAAGATCGAAGGCTACGCGGCGGTGTTCAACGAGGAGACAGACATCGGCGGGATGTTCCGCGAGGTGATCCGTCCCGGTGCCTTCGCGCGCGCGATCCGCGAGGAGCAGGACGTCCGTGCGCTTTGGAACCACGATCCGAACTACGTGCTCGGCCGGACGAAGGCTGGGACGCTTGAGATCGACGAGGATAACCGCGGGCTCTGGATCAGCATAACGCCGCCGAACACGCAGTTTGCGCGGGATCACATGGAGTCGATTGCGCGTGGCGACGTCGATCAGATGTCGTTCGCGTTCATCCCGACCGACGAGAAGTGGACGGAGCGCAAGGGCGAGCCGACCCTGCGCGAGATCCGCGGGGTCGATCTGTACGACGTGAGCACGGTGACATTCCCGGCCTACGCGACAACCAGTGTCGGGCTCCGTTCTGCGGAGTCTGTTTTCGAGGAGCACGTCCAATCGC